ACACTTCGTCTACAACTACGAGGGCCTCATCCGGCGCGTCGGCGTCCTCTTCGAGGATCTCGCCAAAAAGATTTACGACTACACGGGCGAGACGGGGACGATTGGCGCGGCCGGCGAGGCGGTCAACGTCCGGATCAACGACCCCAACGACCCGGAGTCCGTCAGCACGCAGGGCGACTACCTGGTGACGGTGTCGACGGCCCCCTCGAGCGAGAGCGAGCGCAGCGCGGCCGAAGACTTCACCGAAACGCTCGTCGGCAACCTCGGCATGGTGGCCCAGCTCTCCGGGCCGAAGGTGGCGTCGGCGATCTTCGCGCGGGCCGTCCGGATGCGGAACCTCGGGCCGATCGGCGACGGCATTGCGGACCTCATCGAACCGCCAGAGTTCAAGAACCCGACGGGCGAGCCGGTGTCGCCGGAAGTCGCGGCGCTGCAGGGCCAGGTGCAGCAGCTCACGCAGGTGCTCCAGCAGGCGCAGCAGCAGGTGCAGGCCAAGACGCTCGAGCTCCAGAGCAAGCAGCAGATCGCGCTCCTGCAGGAGCAGGGCGACAGCCAGCGGGCGCGCGAGGCCAACGAGACGAAGCTGGCCGTGGCGGCGCTGACCGCCAAGTTCCAATCGATGGAACACGCGATGACGCTGTTCGCCGAGGAACGCGCGCGACTCGGTGCCCAGCAGCACGAACGGGCGATCGACGCGGTGGACGCGGCGCGCGAAGTGCGGCTGGCCGGCCGGCAGCACGCGCACGAAGCGGCGTTGAGCGCGGCCGAGGCCGCGGCCTATCCCGCGGCGCCGACCAATGGCAGCGGGATCAGTTTCCCGCCGACCGAGACACCGTCCCCTTTCGAGTAGAGGATCCCATGCCCGATCGCCTCTTGCAGTTCTTCGTCTCCGACCATTTGCCGCCGGCCGTGCAGAAGGTCGGCCAGCCGTTCGATGCGCTCGCCGCGCAGCTCGTCGACACCTGTGCGCCGAGTGCGGAGCGCACGGTGATGCTCCGGAAACTGCTCGAGGCGAAGGACGCGGCCGTGCGGATGGTGCTCGACGCCGGGGACGTCTAGACCCGGTCCGCGCGAATAATGGTTGCGGGCGCCAAAACAGCCCGCGCACACTGGCCCCTACATGGCCGACGAGCTCGCTGGCGCTGCCCCCGCGCAGGCCCCAGCCCCGACCCCCGCGCCGGCGCCCGTCTCCGCAGAACGCGCGGCGGCGGACGCCGGGGATTTCGGCGCGTTCGATCGGGCGCACGTCGCCAAACGGGAGGGCAAGACCGTTCCGCAGCCGGCCGAGCCTGCACGCGCGCAGGCCGCGTCCCCCGCGCCGACCGGCGAGGCACCCGCCGTCGATCCAGCGGCATCCGCGCAGCCAGTGTCGAATCGGCAACAGAAGATCAACGAGTACGAGCGCCGGATTGCCGAACAGGAGCAGCGCATTCGCGCGCTGGAGGCGAGCCGCAGCCCGACGCCGCAGGGGCCGGCGCCGAACGGGCAACCGCCGACGTCTGCACCCGCGCAGCCGCCGCCGGCCAGCCAGAAAGAGCGCGTCGCGCGCTACTTGGCCCTGCCGGATGCGCCGAAGGTCGATGACTTCGACACCTACCCGGAGTTCAACGCCGCGCAAACCCTGTTCCTGCAGGACAAGCTCGGCGAAGAACAAGCGACGGTCCAGCGGCAACGCGACGCGCAGACGCAGCGCCTGCACGCGTTGGCGAGCCGCGACGACGCCTTCCGTGAACGGCTGACCGCGGCCAAAGAAGCGGACCCGGCGTTCGTGGCGAGCCTCTCCGACGAAGCCAAGAGCCTCGGCGGCATCGACCACGCGCTCCGCAGCGGGCGGCAGCCGGGGCCGGTCCATATCATCGGCGAGCTCGTCTACGACAGTCCGCACGCCGCGGCGTTCCTGCGGCATATCTCCGCGGACCCGCAGGCGCTGTCCGCGCTCGTGGCCCCGCCGGCGCATCTCGCGCGGGTGCCGCCGCAATGGCGCGCGAAAGCGCATATCGATCACCTGGTGACGGAGTTTCGGCGTCTCGAGGGCCGGCTGGCCTACGAGGCGTCCCTGACGGCGTCTGACCCCGCCGGCTCGTCCGCACCCCCATCCAGTGTCTCTGCTGCGCCGCCGCCGCCGCCCACGCTGGGCAAGGCCGGCCGCTCGACGGATCCGGTGCGTTCCGCACTCGCGCGCAACGACTTCACCGCCTTCGATGAGGCCGAAATGGAGAAACGCCGCCGGCAACGGACGGGCGGCCGCGCAGGGTAAGCGAGTGTCAACATGCCCACGAATACCTTCAACAAAACGACCTGGGTCGCGATGAAAGGGCTGTCGCTCCTCAAGAACAGCCTGGCCGTCGCGCCGTACTTCAGCGACGAGTACAGCGGCGACTACGCGCAGAAGTTCGCGATCGGCCGGACGATGACGGTCCCGCTCTCACAACGCTACATCGTCCAGCGGAACGACATGACGTTCACGGCGCAGAACCTCGACCGGCCGGCGACCACGATCAGCATCGACCAGACCGGCACGATCGCGCTCGAGTGGGGCTCGATCGAGCAGGCGCTCGACATGGAGCGCGGCGAAGAGCGCGTCGAAGAGATTTACCTCAAGCCGGCGGTGGCCTATCTCCGGCAGGAGATCGAATCGTCCGCGGCGCAGTTCGCGGCGCAGAACAGTTCGATGGTCATCGGCCAGCTCGGCACGAACCCGGGCACCTACGATGCGACGTCGGGCGCCGCGTTGCAGCGGCTGACCGAGATGTCGTGCCCGGTGGACGACGAGAACCTCGGGCTGTTCCTGCCGCCGTCGGTGAACCGCGTCGTGAAGACCAGCGCGAACGCCTTCTTCAACCCGCAACTGGACCTCTCGAAGCAGTTCCGCAGCGGCTTTGTGCAGAAGAGCGATTCGTTCGACTGGTATGCGTGCAATTCGCTCTACCGCCACACCGCCGGACACTGGGCCGGCGCGGTGACGATGAGCGCGGCGGCGGGCCAGTCCGGCAGTTCGCTGGCGCTCGTGGTGACCAGCGGCGACACGTTCAAGAAGGGCGACAAGTTCTCGATCGCCAACGTGAACGAGGTCAACCTGATGACCCGCACGCCGAACAGCACGGCGACGGCGGGCACGAAGACCTTCACGGTCACGGCGAACGTGACGGCCGCGAGTGCGGCGGCGACGGTGCCGATCTATCCGCCGATCTACGGGCCCGGCTCGCACTACCAGAACGTCGACGCGCTGCCCGCGGCGCTCGCCGCGCTGACACTCTGGCCGGGCACCACGGCACCCAACGACAAGATCGGCAAAATCGGGCTCGGGCTCTATCCCGGCGCGTTCTTCATTGCCGGCAAGAAACTCGAAGAGCCGCAGAAAGCCGAGTTCTGCAAGCAGTATCAGGATCCCAAAACCGGGCTGGCGATCCGGCTGATTCAGGACTGGGACAACCGCACGTCGAGCCTGACGACGCGCTTCGATCTGACGTGGGGGTTCGGCATCGGGCTCGCGGAGCAGTGCGCCGTCGCGATCGCGTGCGCGTAACGAGGAGGCCGGGCGCGCGTCCTCCCATGATGCGCGCCTGACGGAGCGGGGCCGGGGGCGCCCATCCCCCGGTCCCGTGCCTCCACGAAAGGAGATCGATGGAAAGCAAGATGTTCGATCAGCTGAATCCGCCCAAGTCCGTGACGGACCCGCAGGGGCTCGGGGCGTTGTATCCCAGGCACGTCCACAAGGCCGGCGTCGCCGAGGACGGCGGGCCCGTCTACCTCGTCGTGGGGACCGCGCAGGAGGAAGCTGAGGCGGTGGCTGACGGCTGGTTGCTCGAGAAACCGAACCCGCACGTGGGCCTGGAGGCCGCTCCCGCGCGCGGCCCGGCGCCGCGGCGGCGCTAACACGCAATGTGACGAACAGCGAGGAAGCCATGACTGCACCCGTGATTGAGCCCGTGACTGAACCGGTGACGGCATCCGTGCCGACGGCCGTCGTTGACCTCGCCCCGCGCCCGCACCGCGCCCGCACCGCGCCCGAGCAGTCCCCGAATCTGGGGCGGATCGTGCTCTATCACCAGATCGAAAGTCCGCAGAATCCGGCCATCGTGACGCCGGCCATCATCCAGGCCGTGCGCGAGGACGGCGCGGTGCGGCTGTTCGTCTTCGGGCATGGCGGCGCGGAGCTCGTGGACGACGTGGTCGAGGGCGACGCGGTGGGCCAGTGGAGCTGGCCGACGCCGGTGAATGCGCCGGGGTCGGGGTCGGCGGCGCCCGTCCTGACCGCGCTCGAGCCCGACACCGCCGTGCTCGGCACGCCGTCGTTCACGTTGCACGTCCGCGGGACCGGCTTCGCGCCCGATGCCGTGATTGTCTGGAACGGGAGCGACGAACCGACCACGGTCGTCTCGCCGACCGAGGCGACGACGGGCGTCAACATGGACACGGCGACGTCGGCGGTGACGGTGCCCGTGCTGGTGCGCAACGGCGACGGCTCGGTGACCGGCTCGCTGCCGTTCACGTTCACGGCCCAGGCGGCGAAGCGCAAGTAAGCGCGCCGATGCTGACCCCGGTCACCGACCTCGTCACGGGCGCCCTCACCGAGATCCGCGTCGCGCGCGGCGGCGATGTCGTCCGCGCCGAGGATCTGGCGCTCGGGGTCACGTTCCTGAACGAGATCCTCGAGCGCCTCGCCGTGACGCCGAACGCGCTGTTTGCGCGGGCGCTGACGGCGTATCCGATCACGCCGGGCCTGCAACCGCACACGATCGGCCCCACCGGCACGTTCGTTGTGCCGCGGCGCCCGGTGCGGATCCTGCAGATCAACCTCGTCCTGCCGGACGGCACGAACCGCCAGCCGGTCACGCCGCAGTCGCCGGCGTGGTGGGCGGGCCACCGCGAACGGCTGCTCGAATCGGCCATCCCCGAATCGTTCTACTACAACCCGACGTGGCCCGACGGCGCGGTCAATCTCTATCCCGTGCCGACGATGCCGTATGCGTTGGAGCTCGAAACGGAGACGGAGCTCGTCGCGGTGACCGACACCGACACGATCGATGTGCCGCAGGGCTACAGCGAACTGCTGCGGCTGTGGACGGCCAAGAAAGCGGCGCCGAGTTTCGCGCGCGAGTTCAGCAAGGCGTCGAACGACGCGCTGACGGAGATCCTGGGCGACGTCTTCGGGGCGAATATCCGCGTCAACAACCTCCGGACGCGCGACGCGGGCGTGCCGGGTGGCGACGGCGGGCTGTTCGACTACCGGACGGGCGAGGTGTATTGACGTGCCGAAGTGGCCAGGGTTCGTCGGCGGCTCCGGTGTCGCGCAGGCGCTGACCGGCAGCGTCGAGGAAACGTTCAACCAGTATGTCGAACGCCTGCCGGAGTCCGGCGCCAACGAGGCCGCGCTGCTGCCGACGCCCGGCTTTCGCGCGTGGGGCACGGTGACGGACGTCGGCACGCGGGCGATGGTGTCGATCGCCAACAACCGGGTGTTCGCGGTGGTCGGGTCGGGCCTGTGGGAGCTCGACGTCAACGGCAGCGGCACGAAACGCGGCACGGTGGTCGCCGACGGCAACCCGGCGCAGTTGGCCTACAACGGCGTCATTGGCGGCCAGATGGGGATCGCCAGCGGCGGGAATATCTACGCCTACGACCTGACGACCAACGTCCTGACGGGGCCGTACCTGACGGGCGGCTATACGCACGTCGCCTACGCCTCCGGGTTCGGGCTCGCGTTCAATGCGACGACGGGCAAGGTCAACCTGTCGGCGCTGAACAATTTGACGTCGTGGAACGCCGGGCAATTCTTTCAACGCTCGCTGTTCGCGGACCCGTGGCGCTGCATGTTTGTCGATCAGAACAACCTCGTGTGGTTGGTCGGGACGGATAGCTTCGAGACTTGGTACAACACCGGGCAAGGCACGCAACCGTGGGCGCCGCTGTCGGGGCTCGTCGGCGTGATCGGGATCGTCGGGCCGTTTGCCTTCAGCGTCGCGCAGGCCGGGAATAGCTGGGTGGCGCGCAACCAGTCGGGGCAGGGGCTCCTCGTGATGACACACGGCGGGCCGCCGGAGTCCCTGAGCTCTCGCGCGATGGCGTCGGCCGTCTCCGGCTATTCGCGCGACGGCGGGCTGGCCGACACCGAGATCGTCCACCATCAGCTCGACGCGCATTTGTTTACCAACGTCACGTTCCCCCGCGGCGGGACGTGGAGTTACGACCACATCGAACAGTCCTGGGCGCGGCGGGGCCAGTGGAACCCCCAGACGGGCACCTACGGGATCTGGGCGCCGCGGGCGCACGTCATGGCGTTCGGCAAGCACCTGGTGGGCGACCGCGTCACGGGCACGATCGCGGAGATGGATGCCTCGTTCGCCACCGAGCTCGACGGCGCCGGGATCCGGCGGTTGCGGCGGGCACCGGCGCTGCTCTCCGAGAAACGCCGCGCGCCGATCGACCAGTTGGAAGTCCTGATGGATGTCGGGCTCGGCGTGCAGGCGGGACAAGGGTCCGCGCCGGAGGTGCTG